GGTCGCTCCAATAGGAGCCCTGTGTTATACGTCACTACTGGTGTATTCCAGCAGTGATATTCAGTCCGTCAGCGGTTCCCCGCTGATAGGCTTCAAAGCATTCTCCTCCATTGAGGAAATGCCTGAAAATGTTGCCGGAGGCTATGCCTTCGCCAACTTTCCTCGAAATTATGTTCGAGAAATGGAGAATCACCTTCGTAAGGGGATCCCCCATAAGGACACCTCTGTAAAGAGTGCATGCCCTTACTTGGCCGTCGACCGCGCGGCCAAGTTTACTTAATGGCCCAGTGGCCGTAAAGTAAACCGTTCTTGGGTAGAAACATACGCCAAGAACGATGCCTTGAAGTAGTGGGGGTATACCGCACTTCTTCATCCATTTGCGCGCCACTGGGCGTGCAAATGCGTGTACCATTCGGTCTGTGGCCTCCTGGTAATCTGTACTGCAAAACCAAAGGTCTTGCCAGTATTGGACACGATCTATGTGATCATTGAACGTGTCTTGCACCCTCCTTTCTCGGTCTTCCGAGAATAGGAGGTTATACATCTCTTCTGATGAAAAGTCACGGAAGAGATTCCAGCCATGGTGCGAAGCACCCATGCCTGATTGCGAACTCTTGATCCCCTTCTTAAGAGGATAAGAGCATATCTTGGAGACCGTGTCTAACACGATCTTCAATGCTGCAACGCCCTTAGTTACGACTCGGGCCTTGCTCGGTTCCCTCACTACGGTGAGGTGAACTCGACGTAGCTCCTCCACCGATAGGTGGAGGACCTCATCCAGACACGCGTAGAAAACTGCGGTGCCGATAGAATCAAAATCATCCTTGTTGGTGAATTTGATTATTTTCCCTGTGTCTAAATCCCTTATGGGAATAGGCATCTCCTCATACTTGGCCATTAGGTCAAGTATGGCTTGGGCAGTTCCGCCCTCCTTCCTGTTGGCTTCCCAACAGGCGGATCCTGTGACTGTGACGCGAGCTTTCGTGTCCAGCCCTGTAAAGACATGATCTGGAACTTCTTCCATCACGTCTTCCAACGCCGCCTCGAATAAGGCTTGTTGCGTTGGTGTAACCTCTGGCGGTGGACTTTCCACCGAGAGGATAAACTTCCTTTTAGATCGTAAGACGACCAAAGGAGGAGGAGTCCCAGATCCTCTCGTCTGGGACAAGGTTCCTGCAAGGTATAACCTTGAGAAACCCTCGTGTCGGACCGCACGTTTCCACGTAGGTCCGAGAAACGATAATACCCATCTGGGTATATCGTTTAGGGTGGGCAGTCCGCCCACCGGTTCATCCAGGTGTATTACCTTTTTGAACAACTTACGGGAGCACTTTAGCTCCTCGTAGTGAGTGACTTGCTCGTCTAACGAGAAGTCAGTGACCTCACCGTCGATGAATTCGTCGGTGAGGAGTATCGATATTGCTTGTAAGACAAACAAATCGTATTTCTCCCATGTCCAGATTTCTTCTGGATATGAGGTGAACCGTTGTAGGAATAGTCCGTCAACGGTTTTGAGTACTTCCAGGAGCCTTTGGGCCCTGTAAGTCTTGTTCCTGTATTCTGAGTAGTCAGCATACAGGGTAAGCTCGTCTCCCTTCCATAAGGGGTCGTGCTTTCCTCGGACGAAGAACGATATTCTTCGAAAGAGTGTATTGGCGAAGTTCCGCAAGGGGTTAACGCCAGGCGCCGATTTGCGCGCACATTGGATCCTATGGCCCCAATGTGTATGATTGAAGAGAAGATACATCTTCTCCTCATGAGAACGAATCTTGGTAAACCAAGTTACGTTCTTTCGATCAGACCCGCATAGGCGGGGACTAATCTTGTCCTGGAGCCGGTGGCAACCACCGGGCCAGACGTTTATTTTAGGCTTCTCGTCCATGTATTGGGACGAGTAAGCCCATCCTGCGAGGATCCGAAATGGATCTTCGTAGAGACCCTGAGACCCGCCATAGGCGGGTACAGGTACGTCGTCGTCGTCGGGCTCAGAGCCCGCCGCGATGTCTGAGCCAAAGAGGCTATCCTCTATGGTTTCAGAATCATTTCCCTGGTTATCCAGGGATTGATTGAAGAACCCATTCTCTAGGAGAAAGGGTTCTACCTCCTTTGAGAGCCGGCTACCGGCCTTCTTGAGGGTAAGGCAACTTGGTATCTGCTTGAGATACAAGTTGTGAGTTCCCGTCACATATTGTTTCAGGGACAGCGGTACGACTGAGGAACTTTGCCTCCGGTCGTAGTACAACGTACAATCCTCTATGTGTTTGTACGCGAAAGAAG